TTATAAATTGTTAAGTGCATCAACAATATCTTTTTTTGCCTTTTTAGTAACGTGATTATATATTTTAAGAGTTACTTTTGCATCAGAATGTCCAACTCTTTCCATGATGGATTTTAATGGCATACCGAGTTCCGAGAGAAGTGAAACATGAGAATGCCTAAAAATATGAGATGAAATTTCTTTGTCGATATGATTCGCTTTTGCAGCTTCTTTTAATTTCAAATTAAATGAGTTCAATACTAACGGATTCCCTCTACTTGATAAGAAAATATAGTCATCATCCTCAGCAGAGAAATGAATTAAATCGTACTGTTTTCTCTCTTCGATTATTTCTATAGCCCTATCTGGCAAGTCAACTACACGGAAACTGGTAGAAGTCTTAGGCGATGTTTTTTCAGCTTCTGTGATACTTCGCATAAAGCTATCAAGCGTTCCCTCAACTCTTATCGAACCGTCATGATAGTTATTCCACTTTAAAGCTTGAAGCTCTCCATATCGCAAACCAGTGAGCCATAGGAACTCTGACATCCTAGAATGAAGCAAGCATCTTTTTTTATTAGCTAAATATGATATTATTTTTTTGGCTTCATCTCGTTCAAGATATTTGTTCTCCACCTTTTCACGCTGTTTATTTTTATCCTCTATTTTAAGAGCTATTTCAGTATCTTTTACAGGATTATTTGATAAATATTTTCGACTGATTGCAAATTTAAAAATTGTTGAAAGTAAAGCCCGAATTTGACTAGTGTAATTATAAGAGTATGTCCCAAATGTATACATTTCATCAATAAGTTTAGTTATCAGTTTTCCATCAATATTTTTTATAAGCATATCATCAGAGATTACCGCATGTATCCTTTTTAAATTACCGTCAACTTGTTTCCAAGTTTTTCTCTTGTTTTTAGCTTGGTAGTAAGGGAACCATTCATTCAGAAGTTCGCCGAAAGTTATATTTTTTTGAGCTGGGTCAGTAGCAGTGATATCTTCTATTTTTTCAGATAAGAGTTTTATCGCTTGTTTTTTAGCTTGTGGTGTATCTTTTTCTAGAGTTACACTTGCAGTCTTTGTTTTCTCAGAATACGGGTCAATATATCTCTCGCAATACTTAAATTTACCATTTTTTAAGGTAACTACCCACATAATTTTATCCTTTCTAAAAATGCCCACCTAATCAAAGGTTGGGCTTTTTTTATAAATCAATTTCTACTTTAACAGCTTGACCGATTACAGCTGCTGGATTGTCTTGTGTAGCAAATTGGTCTTTAAATTCCTTGTTGATTGACACAAGTCTCAAGCAATCTATTTCATGATAAACTTTTTTTAATGTTGCCTGACAATCATCATGGAAAAGAACAGCTCCAATAGTACCGTCGCTCACATCAGGAACAGCTTCAATTAAAACATAAGATCCAAACGGAATCTTTGGCTCCATGCTATGCCCATCAACCATTAACCAATAATAATCACGAGCAGAAGATAAGAAGTGCGCAGGTACTGGTCTTGTACCGTCGAAGTTTTCTACTGCATCAAGAGGAAGTCCGGCCGCTATTCTACCAAGAATAGGAACATCTACCATATCTTCATCAGGTTCATATTCCATAGTGTTTGTAGGCATAACGAAGTTTTCTAAAATCTCCCTGCTTATATATGGTGGCAAATCATCAGGTATTTTATTAATTGGAATCACTTTAGATTCTTTTTTCTTTCCTTGGTTTTGCTCGTCTAATTGATTGGTTGCAGTCTCTAAAACTATTTTCTGTCGTGGTTCTTCAAGTTGTTTCATTGTATCGATGGTTTTTTCTATAATAGGTGTATTATCTGAATTTACATCTTTTTTCCAAGTTGTGTCTATATCAGACTTTTTCACTCCGAAGTAATCTGCTATTTTTTGTAAAACACCACCTGGAGGAAAAGAACGCAGTTTTACATATTCAGTAATAATATTTTGAGACATTCCAATCTCTTTTGCCAGTTGTTTCTGAGTTATACCTTTTTCTTTTATAAGTTTTCTGATATTCTCTGCAACAATTTTGCGTCTTTCAAGTTCTTCTTCTTCCATGAATATATAATATCAAATAAATAACCAAAACACAATTTTTTTGTGATTTATAAAGTTTATTGTTGACTACACAGAAATTCTGTGTTACAATAATCTCATAAAGTCAAACAAGCTAACAAACATGGAGCATTCAGTACGGCAGACGGAACAGGCTCAAATGACGGTACACGACGTATCCGCCGCGACGTAAGTAGCAAGTTTGGCAAATAAAAAGCCCTTACAGGCAAATGGAGGTTCTAATGGAAAAAGTAAAAACAATTAATCATCTTGGGCAAGTAGTTTATCAAGAGTCAGTCGAATTTTATAAAGTAAAACTCTCAGTTCACTCAAAAGATTTTCTTCAAAATGCGCTCATCCCTCAGCTTTATGAATGGTCAAATGCTTATAAAGCAGCAGTTGAACTGACAAAATAAAAAGACCCAGAGGGGCGGAAAGGAAAAGGGTATGAACCTTGAAAAAATTAAACAAGTTAAAATACTAGACAATTATGAAGAAATCAAAGACATTGTTAATGCTCATATAGAAATGGGTTGGATTGTTTTGCTATCAGACAGTAACAAAGTTATTCTTGGCGCTGAATGGCCTGAGTCATACAACATGAATATTAATTTAACTGTCGAAAGAAAACATTTTGGAGTAGCCGGTGAACCTGGGGTTCCAGGAATTGGTGTTATTTAAAGATGTTTTGTATTTCTTGATGAGCAGGGAAGACTGGCGAACAGGTTCGATTCCTGAACTTCCCTTACTGCGTATGCAGAAATTTAAAAATAGAAAGGAGAATAAAATGGGAGAATCATTTCTTGAAAATGCCATTGAATCAGCACAACAAAGAAAAGAAAATATCTGTCCTGCTATCGAAAAGTTTGTAACGGAAACTCTTGAAGATCCAAACACAAAAGAAAACCCTGCAATGGTATCGGCCATCGCAGAGTTACTTAAATTTTTATGATTGTTTCATGCCACCGTTTTCGATGTTTTTATCAATCATATTATATGCCTCGGCATATAATGATAGTTTTTCAACTAGTTTCATGTCTGGACTAGAACTCGAAACAACGGCTAAAGCAAACTTTTCAGCATCAATTTTCAAGTTTAATTTCCTCCTTTCCATAATATTAAGTAAATATCTGAGAAATATTTACTCAATCATTATAGCACTTGGAGGATTCAAATACACACACAGAAAGGAGCCAGTATGGCAGAGACACTAAGAACTCACCGAGAGCGAGCTAAACTTACCCAAAAAGAAGTCGCTGAGATGATTGGAGTATCTCCAAACACTATTAACAATTGGGAAAAAGATTCATCAAACTTAAAAGATTTTTATACGAAAAAATTTATGGAAATCTATAAAGTTACTTATGATGATATTTTTTTAGGAAAAGAACACAGAATTTCTGTGCCTTTATTAAATAAACATGCAAGCTAGTTAGAAAGGCGAAAACATGAACGAATTACAAATTACAGAATTAAATGGTCAACGAGTTTTGACTACACAACAAATCGCTGATGGTTACGGAGCTAAAACAAGAACTATTGTAGATAACTTTAATAATAATCGAAATAGATTTGAAGAAGGTAAACACTTCATTTTGCTAGAAGGAGAATATCTCAGGGTATTCAAACGCGAAAACGAAAATTTCGGTTTTGCCCAAAATATCAATAAACTTTACCTCTGGACAGAAAAAGGAGCATTGCTTCATGCGAAATCTTTAGGAACTGATGAAGCTTGGGATATGTATGATATTTTAGTCGATACTTATTTCAAAGTTCAAGAAGAAAAACAAGTACCGCTCACATTAGACCAACAAATTGCAGCTATCGCAACAGGTTACGGAAGTGTGAAAGATGAGCTTGTAGAAGTCAAAGATAGAGTATCAGACCTTGAAGAAAATGCACCGCTTAGTGCTGGCGAGTATAACTATATTGGTAGTCGCATTAACCAACGTGTTGCGGAAGTAGCTAGAGGATATGGAAAAATCACTCGAGAACAGCGCGGCAAGTTGTTTAAAGATATCAATCAAGGAGTCAAGGTAGTTACAGGAGTATCTACACGAACTCAATTAAGAGCAAAGCATTTTGATACAGTTGTTGATTTCACTAATAACTGGGAGCCTTCCACAGCTACGAAAATGCAACTCAGACAAATGAGTTTCGATTTTGAAGCTTAGAAAGGAAACAGAAATGACTACAATTGGAAAAGTTAAGATAGTTGAAATCGAAGATGGACCATTCATGACAGACGGAGAAATTGCTAAGTATCTGTATAAGACAGAAGTGTTAGATGAAAAAGGGAATATCGACAAAAAGTCTAATGCTTATCTTCGGGCGCAAGGTAATATCAAAAAATTTGCTGATAATGCTCCTGATGGTTTCGTGATTGATGTTGACGGACGACTTACTCACTTGATTGCCTTCTTAGCATGGTCAATTTGGAGCAAGAAGTATCGAGGAATGTCTAGAGCGCCTAAGTTTATTGATTATTTCACAGAAAATAAAAATACACTAACTTCAATTTTATAAAGGAGTTACTCATGACCTACACATACATAGTCAACCCAGAAACGGGCGAAATCCTGTTTGACCTGGTACATGACTTAATCACACAGAACATACGAGCAATCAAGCTCATTGCTAAGAAATTAAATGCGGTACTCCGCTAGAAAAGAGAGATTTTGGATAAAGAAATAGAAAAGTTAGCTAATAACTATAAAGAAATAATTAACAAAACATCAGAACTTGCTTTGAAGCAAAATGATGGTGATATAAGAAAAGCTCGCAAATGGCTAAAAGAGCAACTGTTTTATACAGCTGATAGGGCCACAAACGAGCTTATCAAATTATCAATAGATAATATTTTAGATTACCAGGATGCTCCGCTAGAAAAGAGAATAACTATGAAATCAAACACATTATTTGAACAAAAACTTACTGAAATTTTGGCACGTACATTGAGCGGAGAAGTGACTCCCGTTGAATATGCATTGAGCAATGAGCCAAGCGAAACCAAAGGAAAAGTTAACCAATTCGTGACTTTTAAGTATGAAGTTGATGAGCCTTCAGAAAAAGATGGACCACAGTTGAAAGGGTAGAAAAATAAAATGTTTGGATTTAAAACAAAAGAAGAAAGTGCGATTCTTGCAGACCATAATAATACGGTTAGAGATATTAAAGAGATGATGGCATTGATTGACCAAATGTCAGCTACAATCGCAACACAAGCTCAAATGATTGATACAAGAGATCAATTGCTCGATGAAGCATATTTAAAACTTGAATCAGCCGAAACAGAATTAATTATTCGTCGCAAAAATGATGAATTTCGTCAAAAATTAACAGTAGCAAAATAAAAAAGCCCTGCATGGCACGCAGAGCAAGTAGGAAATTCGCCAAAACTTCTACTTAAATTATACCACGAATGCCTAGAAAATTGAAATGGAGAATTTAAATGGACAAAGAAAATATGATAAGTCAGAAATTAAGAACCTTACTGGCAGAAAAAAATATGAGAGCTTCAAATCTAGCTAAAGAAACTGGTATTGCACAATCAACTCTTTCTAAGATTACTAGTGGGAAAAGTAGAAGCATCCAGTTTGATACTATCGAAAAAATTAGTAAATCTTTACATGTAGAACCAAGCGAGCTTTTTACACCATGCAGACCTTTAGGAGGACACGATAAATGACTGAGTCAGTGAATCTTAACGGGGAGACTTACTATTCGGTTGAAGACACAATCAAAATCTTAGGGATTAGTGAGTCAACTCTCAAACAATATCGTGCTGATAAAAAAGTAAAAGGAATTAGGATTGGTGATGTTTACTTTTATAAAAAAACAAGCGTTGAAACTTATAAAAAACGAAAAAGTAAAGCTAGCGGTAAAGTTAGTCCAGTTGAAATTAATGGGAAACACTTTCCAAGTAGAACGGCAGCAGCTAAATATATAGGTGTATCAATCAATCAGCTAGCAAATTACTTTTTAGTTCAAAAAAAGATTATTGAAATGGAGAATTTAAATGGCAAATGAATTAGGAATCTTTAGTGTTGATAATTTAAATATGACCACAATTAAGCAATATTTAGATGGTGGTGGCAAAGCAAGTGATGCGGAACTTGTTTTACTTATTAATCTTTGCAAACAAAACAACATGAATCCATTTATGAAAGAAGTTTATTTCATCAAATATGGTAATCAACCAGCTCAAATCGTTGTATCTCGTGACTTTTATCGAAAACGTGCATTTCAAAATCCTAATTTTGCGGGAATCGAAGTAGGAGTAATTGTTCTAAATAAAGATGGAGTTCTGGAACATAATGAAGGAACATTCAAAACTCATGAACAAGAATTAGTTGGTGCATGGGCTAGAGTTCATTTAAAAAACACAGAAATCCCAGTATATGTTGCGGTATCTTATGATGAATACGTTCAAATGAAAGATGGACACCCTAATAAGATGTGGACTAATAAACCATGTACAATGCTTGGAAAAGTAGCTGAAAGCCAAGCGCTGAGAATGGCATTTCCTGCCGAGTTTTCAGGAACTTATGGCGAAGAAGAGTTTCCTGAGCCAGAAAAAGAACCTCGTGAAGTGAATGGTGTAAAAGAACCTGACCGTGCACAAATCGAATCTTTTGATAAGGAAGACTACGCAGCAAGGAAGATTGAAGAGTTGAAAGAAAAAGCTCAACCTCAAAAAGAAGTTGTTGAAGAAACTGGCGAAGTTATTGATGAAATAACAGCGGAGGATTTCTAAAATGAATGAATTTAATGTAACGTTTGAACCAGCAAAAATTGAAGTCTTAGACCGTGAAAAGTTTGAAGAGCAAATTAATTCAATTGCTCAAGCAAACTCTAACCGGCTTGTAACTTTTGAATCAATGGCAGATGATAAAAAAACTCGTGCAGAGCTACGGAAACTTTCAAAATCCTTGAATGATGAAAAAATTCGCATCAAAAAGGAGTATAACCAACCTTTAACGGAGTTTGAAGTTTGGTTCAAAAAGGCTGTAGCAGTATTAGATCAGGCTATTTCTCAAATTGATTCTGGAATTAAAGATATCGAAGCTGAACAAAAAGCAGAAAGAAAAAAAGTTGTTCATGAATTGTTGATTGAACTGACAACAGACACAGAAGTAGATTCACGAATATTTGAAAGCTTTGTTGATGATTGGGCCAAAGCATCATATTTTAATGATATTAAACCTAAAAAGCAGCTTATTGATTCTATTACTTATGTCATTGATGGCGAAACGCAAAAGATTGCTGAATATAAAGCAAATAAAGATACGATTTCAAACTTTTGTTTTGGAAATAATGTCAGTGATACACCATATATTCGGATGATTGATAGCGGAAAATCTGTCAGTGAAGTAATGTCAGCAATTTCTGAGGATGTTCTTTTTGAAAAGCAACGTAAGGAAGCTGAGGAAAAACGCAAAGAATCAGAAAAACAAAGACAAGCTGAACTTGAAAAACAGAAGCAAGAATATGAAACAAGAAAGCTTGAGGAATCGTTCAACGATCTACCTTCTCATGTTGGTGAAGAAAACGCAAGAGCGTTATCTCAACCAGAAGTAGTTGAACATTTTAAAGAAGAATTTGATAAAAAAGCTGCTCAATCACAAATTGAAATATCTGTAACTACAGTCAATGAAGAGCCTGAAAATCTTCCTAACGAAAAATATATGGCAGTAATTGAAATTTATTTCTCAAGTATTGAAGAAAAAAATCAATGGAAGCAAGTCATGATTGATAATGGTTTCGGAGATTTTAAAGCAACAGAATTTAAAAAAATCTAACCTATGAGCAAACTGCAGTCCTCACTAATCCTGAGCAGTAGAATTAGAAATAATTCAACTTTAAGCAAGACTACCTTGGGCGGTGGTTTCGTATTTAGTCAAAGCTGGAGGGTGGCGGAACGAGCCGTAAAGTCAATGAGTATTTAGTGTTTACACATAACCACTCATCGCCAGCTTTTAATTTGAAAAATAAAACTTGAAATAAATATAGAAGAAAGGAAGGATTTGGCGTCTAAAACAAAGATATATTTTTGGCTAAAAATAGATGAAAACTTTTTTAAAAATTTAGCTATCAAAAAAGCCAGAAAAACTAAAGGCGGAGATACTTGGGTGGTCATTTATCAAAGGCTAATGTTAAGGTCTTTAGAAACAAATGGCATCTTATATTATGAGGGTGCTCTTGGAAACCTCGAGGAAGAATTAGCATTGATGCTTGATGAAACTGTAGAGGATATGTCCATGACTTTATCATATTTCAAATCAACAGGGCTGATACAAATTGATGACGAAAGTAACGCAGAAATGTTACAAGTGCCTGCATTAATTGAGCAAGAGACTAATTGGGCTAGGTATCAAAGGAAACAGAGAGAAAAGAAAAAAACTGAAAAGTTGGACAATGTCCAACCGTTGTCCAATCACTGTCCAACAGAGATAGAGTCAGAGTCAGAGATAGAGTCAGAGTCAGAGATAGAGATAGAGTCAGACGACGATGTCGGCAAAAATTCATTACAATCTCTTTCAGATTTTTTCTCAAATAATTTTCATCCAATTTCTCAAAGAGAACTGGAACAACTTAGAGAATTTGTAAATGATAGTAGTTATGAAATGGTTCGTTTAGCGTTAGAGATTGCAGTTGATAATAATGCACGTACTATCAAGTATGTTCGGTCAATTATCGTTAATTGGGAAAATAATAACATTAAAACCCCTGAAAACTACCATGCATTTGAAGCAGAGAGAAAACGGAAGTTTGCATCTAATAACCAGAAAAACTTTCAGCAGCAAAAGCCAGTCAAAAAAGCTCCTGATTGGACTGATGAGGGCAGATTAATTAAAGCTGGTTTCGATACAACTGGAATGACCCAAAACGAAATGTACAAACTAGTTGGAGAAATGGGGTTACGTAATGGATGACCTCAGAAAGTATTATCTTGAATTAGCTAGTCGAGTTTGTGACGGAATTACTCCGGGACACCTTGATGAATGGCTTAAATGGGCTAAAGCAAACGGGATATTATTAAGCCCATGGTTGTTTATTTCATCAAAGACAGGTTTGAGTGTTGCAGAAGTATCAGAACGTATCTCGCCTTGGCACATGGAACATGGAAAACGTGTTGAGGAGGAATGGGAAAACGATGCCGTTCCGTTATATAAATCTCCTGTCACCACTGACAAACTTTCGGTTGAAAAACTCCAAGAAGAACTAGAGAGTTGCATCCAGACTTTGATTGAAGCAAGCGTTGCAGCAACTATTACTCAAGATATTGTTGTGGGGAATCTTGTAGACAGAAAACTTGCAGACCTTGCTAAAACTCATAAATTGGCAGTTGACTATATTGAAAAAGTAACTGGAAAGAATATTGATGTTGTATTAGCTGAGAATGCAGCACTTGAAGCGGAGGAAGAATAGTGAAAATTGATTTACCAGAACTTGAGAGAAAGTTAAGCTATGGAATAAATTTAACTATCAAAGAATCAACAATTTTGCTTGAAAGCATGGAAGGTTTTATTGATGACAAAATCGAACTCCAAGAACAGCTTAACACTGCGAAAAAGCATATCGAGCATGTTATTGGAACGATTAAACACGATGGGCATTTAGGGACTATTCAAACAGACTGGATTTTGCCTGATTTAGAAAAAGTACTCGCAGTGATTGGAGGAAATGATGAGTGATAAAAGACAAGGTTGGTTAGCTGAACTTAAAGCAGGAGATTTAGTAATTATTGAATATCCTAGAAGCAGTTCAACAGTAAAAAAGGTAGATAAGATAACTCCAACGGGAAGAATTAATATTGAATCTTATGTATTTAATACAAAAAGGATTAGCTATGGGGTGGGATTATTCCGCACCGCGTTTGGCACAATACAGTACCGAGGCACATACAAAAAATACAAAGATTATAGAAAAAGAAGTGTTTTGGCACTGGAACTAAGGAATAAAAATTTCAAAAGTTTGCCATTAGAAAAATTGGTTAAAATCAAGGAAATTATTGAAGGGAGCGACGATGAGTGAAGAAATTCAAGGTTGGAGAGATATTATCCAACAAAACGGAAAAAGAGTTCAACCCCAGCTCACGATTTCGAAAAGCATTGCAGACGAATTGGATGATATTTTTAATGAATTTGTCAGAATAAAAAATAGTCGTAGTATTTGGGGTTTGTTATGGCGAGCAGAGGAAATAGATGATGAAACTAGAATGCGGTTAGAATGGTTACTACCAGATGAAAATCAAGTTAATATCGCTGTCGCCTACCTCGCAGGCAAAGCCCTCGGAGTTGATTTAGTGAAAGTGGTGGTGGGGATAGATGACAATTACTGAGCAACAATTCTATGACATGCTCAATGTTGATGAACATATGAATTTCACAAATCGAATTCAAGAACTTGTTTTTGATAAAAAAGGACGTGAAGAATTTTACTCTAAAATCTTAAATATCCACCATGACATGGGCATTGATTTCTTTAGAGACTATTTTATGGCTCATTCAGCCGTTTCAGCAAAAGGTCAGCATTATACACCAGATGCACTTGGTAAGCTCACAGCGTTGCTTGTAGGTGGTTCTGGAGGTTCTGATTTAACTGGAGCAGGAACAGGAACGCTAATTATTCAAAAATGGCAAGATGACCGAATGAATGCAGACTTTTTTAACTATTTGCCGAGTAACTATTGGTACCAGGCATTAGAATTATCAGATGAAGCTATTTCATTCTTGATTCATGCCTTTGCAATTCGAGGAATGAATGGTGTAATCATTCATGGTGATGCATTGGAAATGGCCGTGAAACAAGTTTATTTCATTCAAAACAGTGCTAATAATCCGATTGGTTTCTCAGAGATAAATGTTATCCCTCACAGCAAAGACGCAATGGAATTTTTAGGGATTCATGAATGGACGGAACAGGCAATTGAACACATTGAAAGTAAATTTCCTGACTGGATTCCACTAATAGAATAAAATAAGGAAAAATAAAATGAAAGTATATGTTTTAACCGCAGATACCTGTGATGAAAATTGGGGTTCATCAATAGAACTTTTCGGAGTATTCTCAACCGAAAAGAAAGCTAATAAACGAGCTAGTGAAATGAAATTAGATTATACTACCATATCTGTTATGGATATTGATGAAAATGAAGAACCAAGCTACTTAGGAGGATATATTGAATGACCGACAAACTAATATCGCTGGTCAATGACTGGTGGGGAGGGATTGAATGAAATCAAGTTGGAAGAAACAAAGACAAGCAACAAAAAAGCGCCAAATTAAAAATATAAGAATTGTTAAATTTTATTTAGGGGGCGAATGCTGGCTTTATTACAAAGAGTTTGAAAAGAACTGTCCTGAATGCGGTTATATAATGGGTTACTATGAAAATTTTGATGATTGTTACTATTCGTGCAGTAGATGTGGCTTTGAGGAAGAGGATTGAATGACGCTTAAAGAATTATTAGATTCGTACAATATTGAAGGCTCAGAGTACTATAAAATAGAAATTTCAACTAATAAAGTCAAATTTGGATGGAAGGGAAAATATCCATCTTGTGCATTAAGTTCTGACTTACTATATAGAGCTGTAAATAATTGGGGTATTGACTCTCAAAAAGGAGAAATATTTATCATTTTGGAGGACAACCAATGAAACTTTTGTGTAAGCTATTCGGGCATAAGTGGGAACCATTGCCATTTACAATGACTAGAGATTACTGTGAGAGATGTTTTATCGAAAGAGAAAACCCTCACGGTTGTATTACTGGCAATTTCAACCGCTCAGACCTTGACGAGTCAGAGAACGTGTTCCCTGAAAAATGGCTTGATAAACATATGGATTGAGGTGGAGAATGGGATTAAACGATATTGATTATATGGATTCCGAAATTGGGAGAGTAGAACTATCAGCACAATTTAAGCTTAAACAAATACATGATATTACAAATAGTCTTTTGGACAATAAAAATAGCAATAATAAGCCAATGAAATCCGATTTTACTATTGGTTATATGGTGGCCATAATTAATGTTATTGATTATTTGTCAAATAACGAAGATAAACACATAGATTGAACGCAAAAAAAGCCCGAGCTGACCAAGCTTGAGCGAAATTGTGAATTCTAACGTTTATATTTTTATGGTCTAACAAATTATATCATACTGAGCTAGGAACTCGCTAAACTCAACTGGAGGAGAAATGGGTAAATCATTACTAATTGCAACTGGAATTGTTGCTTTGTTTATGCTGTATGTTTTAGGTATATATTTACTAGCTAAGATTATCGGGTTATGGATATTTGCAATATTAGCTGTGATTTTTATTATAGTGGTCGCTTTTGGAATTAACTCTTTTAATTAAACAAAAAAAGCCCGCTGGCAACGGGCTCAATTAAAGGATTTCTAACTTAATTATACCACAAAAGGAGAATTTGATGAATGGCAGATAAGTTAGATAGAATTATTGGAGATTACTTGACAGGAAAGTTAGCAGCAAATATCAAAGCTAGAGAGCTTGATTTAAGGGCTAGAAAACCTACAGATAATCTTGGGATTAGAACACAATCATTTGGAATAGCACCGCAAGAGTCGGAATTTTTAAGAGTTGAGGAAGATGAACTCAATGGCATTCTCGGAAAAATGAAAAGGCAAAAAGAAATACTTGATATGTTTTGGGATGTCGAGTGTAGTGAGACGAAACAAGCTTTACTTCTTCATTATCAGCAAAGAATGACATGGTACGGAGTAGCTCAAGAGATGTTTGTAGGTGTTACTACATTATGGCGCTGGAACAAATCTTTTAAAGAAATGATTAGACCTTATTTGTAAGTGGTAAAATCGTGAAATGTTTTTGAATGATTCGTTGAATTTTACCCCGTGTTTTAAGTGGTATACTTATATCATGGTTTAAAACGACGAGCCAATACTCATAATTCTCCAAGTGATAAAAACTGCTAGAAATAGCGGTTTTTTTGTGTAGATTTTTAGAAAGGGGGAGAAATGGCAAAAGCTAAATATGAAGAATGGATTTTAGAAGAAGGATTACTCAAGATTCAAGGTTGGGCAAGAGACGGCTTAACAGAGGAGCAAATCGCTCATAATATGGGGATTGCTGTTTCAACTCTGGGTAATTGGAAAAAAAGTCATCTGGAGATTTTGGAGGCCCTAAAAAAGGGTAAAGAAGTTGTTGACATTCAAGTCGAAAATGCTTTGTTAAAACGTGCTTTAGGTTATGAATTTGTTGAAGTAACTAAAGAACGGATGTCATCAGAGTCTCAAAAGAAAAGGCATGATGGACAAAGTAAGCTTACTGAAAAACAATGGGCAACTTGTATTGATTATTTTGACTCAAGTTGTTGCTATTGTGGAAAGTCAGGAAAACTTACAAAAGACCACTTGCAGCCGCTCAAGCAAAAAGGTGAGTTAGAAATCGCTAATGTTGTGCCAGCTTGTGCTTCTTGCAACTCTTCTAAAAAAGATAATCAGTGGCTTTCGTGGTTTCAAAAGCAAGAATTTTATACCCAAGATAAAGCTAAACTTATTCAAAAGTGGATAACTTTTTCGTTAAGTATAAAGGAACTTTTTGAAGAAGAACCTTCTGAAAGTGAAATGGTTATCTCAAAAGAAGTTACTAAGCAGGTTGCACCAGATACAACCGCGGCTATTTTCTGGCTTAAAAATCGTAAGCCGAATGAATGGCGAGATAAACGAGAAACACAAATTTCTGGTGATATTGGGGTTCGTAATCCTATGCAAAACCTAACAGAAGAAGAACTTCGGAGGTTAGCAAATGGCATTGATGGAACATGATATGAACAAAATTCGTGAGGAGGCCCTAAAAGAGCTTGCTAGAAGAAATTATATTGATTATTTCTACTATGCTAATAACTGTACTTTTGTGCCGTTAAGACATCAAAGGTATATTGCTCCTTATTTGCAACGAATATCAGACGGTGAGCGTCTTTTTATTATCGTTGAATTACCACCTCAACATGGGAAATCAACATTCATTACAGAGTCTTTCCCCTCATATTATTTGATGAAGAATCCAGATAAACTTGCAATGGTTGTTTCTTACTCGGAAGAACTTTATAAGAAGTTTGGTAGAAAAAACCGAGAAAAGTTTAGAACTTTCAGCAAGGAATTATTTGATTTAGAAATCAGTTCTGATACTGCTAGTGTTTCAGAGTGGGGAATTGATAAACATTTAGGGCAACTTTACAGCACATCAATTTTAGGTGGAGCTACAGGTCGTGGTTCAAATTTACTTATTATAGATGACCCTATAAAAAATAGAGCTGAGGCGGAATCTAAAACTATTCGTGACAAAATATATAGCGAATGGCAAGATACCTTTTACTCCCGTTTATCAGCCGATGGTTCTGTAATTGTTATCATGACTAGATGGCATGAGGATGATTTAGCAGGACGACTTCTTAAAGAAAATAAATTGCCGTGGATTGAAATAAAAATACCAGCAGTTGCTGAAGAAAATGATTTATTAAATCGTGAAATTGGTGAATCTCTTGCCCCTGAAATCGGAAAAGATGAAGAGTGGGCAAGGCAAACTAAAGAAGTAACCGGCTCTCGTGGTTGGGCTGCTTTGTATCAACAAAGACCAACACCAGCTGGCGGGGATATTTTTAAACGGTCATGGGCTAAGTTTTATGTGCCTACGCTCGAAATGAAAGTTAAATTAGGACTTGGCGACGATGTAAAAGTTATGCCAAGTCATTTTGATATCCAAATGCAGTCATGGGATTGCACATTCAAAGATAAAAACACATCTGACTTTGTTTCCGGTCAAGTATGGGCGCGTGCTGGTGTAGAAAACTATTTACTAGACCGCCACCATGAGCGAATGGGGATAGTTGATACTATGAAGGCTATTGAAGTCATGACAGCCAAGCATCCAGAAGCTATTGGAAAACTTATTGAGGATAAAGCCAATGGTTCTGCAGTAATTGAAATGCTACAGAAGAAAATAAAAGGCATAGTTCCAGTAAATCCACAAGGTGGTAAAGAAGTAAGAGCGCAAGCAGTATCTCCTCTATGGGAAGCTGGCAATGTTTATTTGCCACATCCACTCTGGAAATCTTATAGCGACGAGATACTCGATGAGCTGACAGCTTTTCCAAATGGAGCGCATGACGATGATGTCGATAGTATGACTCAGGCACTTGTCAGATTAGATAAAAGGCCAGTACACACAAGAAGAGAAAATAGAACAACAGCATTTTAGGGAGGTGATAAATTGACATCTAAAATTATTAGTGGTGGGAAATCTGGTGGAATTCCCAAAGGTTTAAAGAAGCAGGCTGTTATGGCAGATGAAAGCAGGGTATTAGCTTCTGTTATCAAAAGCGAAAATGGAGAGCAGAGTTTTAGAAGAGATTTTACTTTAATTAGTCCTCCTTATGATATCGCTGCTTTGAGAGATGTTGTTGATAATAGCAATATCCTCAATCAATGTATTGAAGCTTATGCGACTAATGTTGCAGGTTTTGGCCTTGATTTGAGATACAAAATGGATAATTCCAACGAAAACGAGGAAACAAAAGCAGAGTGGGATGTTCTTACAGAATTACTCAATGAATTAAGCTTTGAACGCCCTCCTAAGGAAATCATCCAAGAAGTCATTCGTCAAGTCGAAGAATGCGGAAACGGATATTTTGAAGTTATTAGAAATGGCGTCGGTCATGTTGTAGGGATTGATTCAATCAAGCCTGAATTTATGACAGTTACCAAGCAGAATGTAGTCACTAATGACCAAGGACAACAGATTAAGGTTAGATATTTTAATTATCGTGACAACTCAGATGATAGCTCCGTTAATTCTGGTACTTGGTTTAAGACTTATGGTGATACAACGCCACTTGATACGAATGGTTCTATTGGCAATGGAACAGCAACTGAAGTCATTCACATTAAAATCGGAGACTTCCAAAGCCCGTATGGCGTTCCAAGATGGATTGGACCGCTAATTAAAATTATTGGTAATCGTAAAGCTGATGAGCTGAATTACCGTTATTTTGTACAAGGTCGGCACATTCCTCTGGCAATCATGCTTGAAAATGCTCAACTTACACAAGCAAGTGAAGCGACTTTGAAGAGCTATGCTGATTCAATTGGTGGCGAAGAAAATCAACATAAATTTATTTTGTTAGAATCTGAAAAAGTTTCGCCAGGAGAAGAAGCGGCAGGATACGGAGAAGATAAAAGCAAGCCATCAATTAGAGTTGAACATCTTGCTGATGTTTTACAAAAAGATGCACTTTTCCTTGAATATGATGAGAATGTCACTCAAGCTGTTTTAGGGGCGTTCAGGCTTCCTCCAATATATGTGGCAAAGACTACTGACTACAACCGAAACACTGCTGAGACTGCCAAAGAATTGACAGAGGAACAAGTTTTTCAACCTTTACGTGAATCTTATGCTTGGAGAATTAATTCTTTATTCAAAGAATATGACCTTAAATATGTTGAAGTTTATCTTAAAGCACCAAAAATTAAGAACATGGATGATGTTACTAAGTTTATTCAAGTTGCAAATTCTGCTGGTTCCATTGCTCCAAATGATTTACGCGGACCTCTATCTGATGTACTTGGCTTGCCTTTAGAGAACTTTGAGGGTGAGGAGTATAATTTACCGACTAAACAGTCCAACGCTCAAAATGGGCTAAATTCTGATGGTGTGAACCTATCTAAAGCTTATGGTACAGAAACAGGGGCAGATATAGCGGCAGGCATCCGTCAAATAATGCGGAGGGCGCGTGATGAATGATGCGGAATTAATTCAAAAATCGTTGGAACTATCAACAGAGGAAAAAGAAGAGCTGATTAAGCTTTTAAGGAAGGCTGGTTTTAGCTTTACTGAAACTCTTGCTGATAATATATCTGATATTGAACAGGAATTAGAGGATATACTTCAGGAAGATTATGAGCAAGTTGCGCCAATCTTGGAAGAGTTAGCTCAGAAAGATAAAAAACCAAGTCGGAAAATGATTCTAGCAGCACTTTCAGCTAGAGTTTTCATTAGTAAAATGTCCGAAAGAGTCAATCCAAAAATAAAACTTTCTTATGTAGCGCTTTTTGATAAATTCAATAGCAAATATAAAGGAAATAATGAATTCAATCCTAAAAGCCGTCATTCAAAAGAAATTGATAAATGGCTTAAAGGTTTACCGAAATTAATGGACCTAACTTCTAAAGAGAGGTTCATTTTTCTTGTTCAATCCTCGTATGACGAAGGAAAGGGCATTAAATGGCTAGAGCGTAACCTCTCTAAACTAGACGAGTTTGGACATAGTAGAGCAAGAACTACATCGATTACTGAGGTTTTGAGAATGTACTCAGGCTCTCAGTATGAAGCGATGATGTCCAATCCGAACATAGTCGGAAAGGAATGGAGGCATACTAGTGGTATAGGAGAACCAAGAATGTCACACGGACAGGCAGACGGAACAGTTGTTTCAGTTGATGATTTCTTTATTATTGACGGCGAAAGAGCGAGGTATCCAAGGGACCTTCAATTATCGCCAGGTAATTCTATCAGCTGTCATTGTTTCATGAATCCTGTGCTTGCTGACAAGTACACTAAAAATTAAACAGAAAGGATAAAGATGCGAAAGCTAGAAAATGTAAAAGTTACCCATGTTTCGTATGTTGATAAAGCAGCAAATAAAAAGCAATTCTTTTTGACTAAATCTGCTAGTGAACCAACCTTTGAAACGACAGTAAAACTTTTAACAAAGTCAGATGACCCTCAACAGCTAGTTTATGGAGTTGTCTATGAGCCTGATGTAGAAGATGCACACGGCGATTTTATGGACGCTGAAACAATTGAAAAAGCAGCACATGGATTCATGGAAGAATATCAAAACATCGATAAGCAACATGATTTTAAAACGAGTGCTGGAAAAGTTGTTGAAAGTTATGTTGCTCCAAGTGATATGACCGTAGGTGATACTACTATTGCTAAAGGAACTTGGGTTCTTGTAACAAAAGCTACAGACGAACTTTGGGAATCAATCCAAAAGGGAGAATTTACAGGATACTCTCTTGCTGGAACAGCTGAGGTTGAAGAAGTTAAGAAACAGACTAAAGACCGTTATATCAGGAATGAACCTTCAAGAAATTTAATTGCTGCGATTGATGCTTTTTATCAAACTGCAAATCGATTAATATGGGATGGCGATGAAGAATTACCAGATACTTACGATAGTATTATCGCTGAAGCCAATGAATTCATTGATGTGATAAACCAGTTAAAAGAAGGTAATGGAATAGTGAAATCAAAAGGACTAATTGATACAGTTAAGTCTTTTTTTAATTTAAAAAAACAGGAGGAAGTCGAAATGACTCAAGAAGAACTTAAAAAAGCTCTAGGTAAAGCTTTTGCACCAATCAATGATCGTTTGGAAGCTTTAGAAAAAGCTACAAAAGACCCTAAAGCTGAAAATAAAAACAAAACAAAAGAAGACGGGGAAGAAACAGCTATTGATGCGAAAGCAGTAGCAAAAGCAGTAGCAAAAGCAGTTGCTCCAATGGCTGGACGTCTTGAAGCTCTAGAAAAAGCTCGTGTCAGCAATGCTACTGAAATTATTTCAGAAACAGTTAAAAAGTCAGAAACACCAAGTTATGTTGATGCACTTTTCCCAATTGAAGACTAAAGGAGAGAAAAAAATATGAACAACACAGAACTTTTACAAAAACAATTTGCTGCTATTTCTAAAGCAGGTAACGACGTGACGCTTCGTTCTGACAATGCGCGTGCATTTGTTTTGGATGTCGTTTCTGGACAAGCAACTCTTCAAAAATTGCCACCTTACTTTGCTAAATCATCAACAGGTTCTATCGATAAGCTTGGTGTTAAACGCCGTACAATGCGCACGCATAAAGGAACAGCTACAACTCCTACAGGTTCAGATATTGCCGAAGGATCTTCTGTATCATTTACTCTTTCACCATTTTTCGTTGATGCATGGATTGAAAACAGTAATGTATTTTATACTGCTCAAACTCGTGGCCAAGATGTACGCCAAGCGTTGACAACTCTTATGCAACAACAATTTGGAGCTGATTTACAAGACCTTGCTTTTAATGGAGACACTGCCTCAAAGGATGAATTCTTGAAACAAAAGGATGGATTCATTAAAAAAGCGCAAGCAGGAGCGGTTGTTAAACTTACACCTACTGCGCTTCCAACAATCGAAACACTTACGACTGATGTTGTGGGAGGATTCGAAAGCAAATACATCAACTCTAACTTCAAGTGGTTTATGTCATTGAAAACTTCAACTCATTATGTTGCTGAAATCCAAAGCCGTGCAACTAATCTTGGGGATGTAGCAATTGTTAATGGACAACTTACAAATATTGCTGGTTTTGCAGTTGAAGTAGTTGATAACTTCCCAGATAAGGTTGTTTTATTCTCACCATTTGAAAATTTGACCCCAGTTCTTGGATATGAAGTTACAATGCAGACAGCTGCAGCCGATTCAACATCAATTGCTAAACAAGCAACTTATCATTTTGTTTTGACATCAGCTGACTTCGTAATCCGTGAACTTAAAATGGTTGGTGTTGTTACGGTGACACCCTGATGTTCCCCAAGAACCAACTGGGGTAACGTTGGATAAAACAACTGCAAGCTTAGCTGTTGGTGGAACTCAAAAATTAACTGCTACAGTTGCTCCTGATAACGCAGACGATAAAACTGTAACATTTAGTTCTAATAATATTGCTATTGCGACAGTCACTCCTGTTCAAGGAACTGTTACTGCCGTTGCAGAAGGAAAAGCAACAATTACAGCCACAACTTCAAATGGTAAAACTGCAACATGCGAGATTACCGTAACTCATGCGTGATTACCGTAACTGCTAAATAATTCTAAATAAAAAGGGTGGTTTATGCCACTCTTTTTTTTGGAAAGGAGGTCAAATGGAATATGTAGATAAAACTTACTATGATGAATCTTATAAAGGAGAATCAATAGCAAATGATGGATTTCCAAAATTTAATAAACGCTCTCAGGATATCATTGATTCTTTGACAAATTATAAAATACCTCAAATTGGATTTGATAATTTAAAAACAAATGTCCAAGAGTTAATTAAAAAGGCTGTTTGTGCTCAAATTGAATACTTCAAAGTTGAAGGTATTGAATCAAATATAAACGGCGTCAGTTCATCATCTCAAAGCGTTTCTATTTCTGGGTTTAGTTATTCTTCAAGCCAACCTTCTTCAAGCAGGCAGACAAACAGAGTATCTCCCAGTACATTAATGTATCTGGAAGGAACGGGTCTTTTAGTCAAAAAGGAGGTAAAAATAAGTGTTATTTGAACCAATCCCGAAAAGACTGCTGATTCATGAAGTAACCTACACAGAGCCGTCAAACGTTGGCGATGGTTCTATGGGAGGTGGCTCTAAGCCTAAAAGTACAGTAATTAAGAATGTACGATTTACTCCAACTCGAAAGAAAGTGACTAAATCGGACAATACAGAAGCATATACAAATGGCATTCTGTTTATTGATTCAGTAAACTCTAGCCCTTTCATTGAAATTAATGAGGGAGGAAAGATAGCTTTTAAAAATAAGAAGTTAAATATTATTGGCTGTCTTGAAGCTTATACTGACCAAGGAACCCCTCATCATTTGGAGGTACAGTTACAATGAGTGTTAAATTTAAAGGAAACTTTAACCGAGTTGATAGAGCAATTAAAAAAGCACTCAATCCAACAAGCGTAGAGTTTGCTAAAAAAGCCAATAAGTATGTCAAAAAAGATACTGGAGCAACTGAATCGAGCGTTTGGAGCGCTAGTAACTTTGATAAAGGGCAAGTAATATGGGATACAGATTATGCTGCTTATGCCTATTACATTGGTACCCCATCTAAGGAACATAATCCAGATGCCGAGCAGAGGTGGGGAGAAGTTGCAAAGTCACGAGACATGGAAGATATTAGAAGAGTTGCTCAAAATGCTATTAAGGAGAATCTTTGATGGATATATTTTCAGTTCTTTCTAATCGTTTGCGAACTTTACAACTAGAAACGCCACGATTAACCGATAGCGGCCGCCAAATTATCCAAGAGGATAATCCTCCACAAGATAATGAGCGTGACATATCGCTTCAATCTGTGGCGTCTGGACAAGGAATAAAAGACCTTTCTCTTGGTAGGGAAATGTCTGTTTTAGTCCAAGTCACAATAAAAAACACTGACCAATTGCAAGCTTACAATGATGCATGGAAGATAGCCAATGATTTTGATAGATTACCTCGTTATGAAAATAATGAATTGGTAACTCTTGAATCAGGAGATGGCTCTTTTTTCTTTGATTCTAGTTCCGTTTATACTCAACCAAGAAATCTTGGAAAACAAGAACATGATGCCTATCTTTATGTTTTAACGCTTGCACTAAATATTAGAAAATAAGGAGAAAAAAATGACTTATACAGGATTTGCTTTAAATTACCTCAATAAGTACGAAATTGGAGAAGCAGGAACTGTTGCCCCTGGCACAGGTAAGGTAACACCACCTAGCAAACTTTATGAACTAGCTGAAGGCATTCAATCTGTCGATCTAAAAAATGATGAAGATTCATCGGATTATTCTTACTACGCTGATAAAGGCGGTAAGCAAACGAATATTTCATCTGTTTCGACAAGCTATGCATTTAAAGGTCACCGCCGATATGCTGATAGTGATGCACAATCGTTTATTCGCGAACGACTTGCTAAAACAGGTCAAGACCGTGTTGTCTATTTCAAACATACAGAACCAGACGGGCGAATTCTTTCTGGTAATGCCACTCTTTCAGGAATCGTTCATGGTGGCGGGGATGCCGGTGAGCGCGGTAACTTTGAAGCAACTATCACTTTCAATGGTTTGCCAGATGATTCAAAATCTTTGGGCGTGTAATACATACATAAAGCTAGAGGGGATTCCTTCTAGCTTTTATTTTTTAAGGAGAAAAAATGGCAAAAAAACAAAATGAAATCGTAGTTGAACTCAAGAAAAACGTCATCCCTACTCGTGTTTTTGGAATCAAGTTCGAAATTAAAATGGGTACTCGATATTTAAAAAAATATACAGAAGAGCTTCCTAAAATTAATGAGCAAATTGAGAGCAAGCGAAAAGAAGTCAAGATTTTAGAGGGTAAAAATGACCTTAAAGCATTATTTGAATTGCTTGAGTTTATTAAATCAAAAATTCAAGAATATACAGATTTAATTTTGGGTGATGGTGCTTTTGAAAAACTCTATGATGTTGCAGATGAAGATTTATTTGTAGTTGAAGAAGGAATGCGTCAAGTAACAGAGCAGTTCCAATTAATTCAAACAAAATCTAAAGCTCAATCATTTATTGACGGTAAAAAACGTTAAGACAGGAGGCTTTACATGGTACTTTCTCTTTCATGGAGTCAGCCAGATGTAATTGAAGCCAAAACTGCTGATTATGAAGTTGTAATGGATTTTTCACGAGTTCTGAGGTTATTTGAGCTTTATAAGCAAGATGATATCGATGTATCTGAAAAACTGTTCATTACCATTGAAATGTTCTTTTTAACGCCTATTAATGAGATACCAGAGGAAGACTTTCAGCCAATACTTGAAGGATTAACACAAAAGATAATTGGTGATAATTCTAGGGAAGAAACAGTTGAGAGAGATATGAAAGGAAATATCCTCGAAGAAGAGAAGAAATTTTATGACTTTGAGGAAGACGCTGATTATATCTTTGCTTCATTTATGCAAGATTATGGAATTGATTTAATAAAAGAGCGTGAGAAATCCAATTATTACTGGAATAAAGTTCAGTCTGGAAAGATGTCGCTTGAAAAATTCAGAAATCATACCATGAGTTGGGATAAGTTTAACGCTCTCCTAACTGGGTTGTCGGAAACTTCTAAGTTTAGGCGCGTGATTGAAATTCGGCAGATGGAAATTCCTGAAAATGCTACTGAAAAAGAACGTAAAGAAATCAAAAAAGCTAAAAGTGCAGTTGCTCTGAAATCAGACCGCGAAAAAATTGAATTCGAAATGATGGATTTAAAAGAGCAACGGGAGTTCATGAGAAGAAAGGAGGAAGAATTAAATGGCCAATGATGGAGCAGTAGTAATTGACGTCTTATTAGATAGCGCAAAGGCAATGACTGAATATAATAAATTAGGGTCGGTCATGTCTGGAACTAGTAGCAAAATAGGCAGTGCTTTAAAAGCTGGAACAGCTGCAGCAATTGCTGGAACAGCCGCAGTTGGTGTTGCAGCTGTTGGAATTGGTAAGCAAGTTCTTGCCTCCTATGCTGATTATGAACAGTTAGTAGGTGGTGTTGATACTCTTTTTGGCAATGCTTCTAAAACAGTTCAAGGATTCGCTGATAATGCATATAAAACAGCAGGGCTGTCAGCTAATGCCTACATGGAAACTGTGACAGGCTTTTCAGCCTCTATGGTTGCATCTCTTAAAGGAGATACTGCAAAGGCTGCTGATTACTCTAATCAAGCAGTTGTCGATATGGCAGACAATGCCAATAAAATGGGTTCAAATATCGGTGATATTCAGAATGCTTATCAAGGTTTTGCAAAACAAAACTACACCATGTTGGATAATTTAAAGCTTGGTTATGGTGGTACTCAAGAAGAAATGAAGCGTCTCTTATCAGATGCCGAAAAATTCTCTGGGCAGAAGTATGATATCTCTAGTTTTGCTGATGTAACTCAAGCCATTCACGTTGTACAAACGCAAATGGGTATCACTGGAACGACAGCAAAAGAAGCGGCTTCAACTATCAGTGGTTCAATTGATAGTACAAAAGCGGCTTATGAAAATCTGATTACTGGTCTGGGTAGTAGCAACGCTAATATCAAACAATTAGTCGATAACTTAATGGGTTCTTTGACTAATGTTATTAACAATATTACTCCTATTATCGGAAATCTGATAACTGCATTGCCTCCCGTTATTACAGGTTTATTGGGGGCAATTGCTAAACTTTTGCCAACAGTATTCTCTACAGTTTCATCACTTTTTGGAACTTTGCTGACTACAATAGTGAGTCTTTTGCCAACAGTTATTCCTTCTTTTACAGCAGGAATAATTTCATTGGTAAACTCAATAATTACTATAATACCTAGTATTATTCAAGCTGGGGTTAATATCATCATGAGTTTAATGCAAGGTATTGTTGGAGCTACTCCTCAGCTTACCTCAGCACTTGGGCAAGCGGTTCAATCGCTTATTGGTACATTAGCTCAGAGTGGACCAACTTTAATAATGCAAGGAATATCCATGATAAACGGGTTAATAAATGGTATTTCGCAGCAAATTCCAACACTGATACCATTATTAACAAATGCTCTTCTTGAAATGGTAAATGCTTTTGTGACAGGATTGCCTATGTTGATTAATACAGGGCTTAAATTAATTTTAGCAATTGTTCAAGGTGTAAGTGCGGCTTTACCTCAATTAATTGCTAACTTTCAAGCTATGATTCCTCAACTCATTAATATTTTGATGATAAACATTCCTCAAATTATTGATACAGCCGTTCAGATTATTTTAGCTTTAATAAATGGATTTGTAACCGCACTTCTGTCAAGGGCCATCTAAAAATGTTGGTTTTGGGTCATTGAAAATGTAGGAAATGGGCCACCCAAATTGTTGGTTTTGGGCCCATCACTTTATTTACTTTTTGGGGTTTTGGTTTTCTTCTCACTATAGTCTTTCATTCTATAAGATTTTCCAGTAATAGAAATGACTTTAGAATGATGAACCAAGCGGTCCAATAAAGCATTCGTTAATTTCTTATCTTGAAGAAACTCAGACCATTGAGAAAGTGGGATATTCGTAGTAATCAACGTGGATTTCTTTTCATATCTCATATTAATCAGTTGAAAGAGAAGACTCGCTCCATCTCTTGAAAAGGGCAGATAACCCACTTCATCAATAACAAGTACATCATAATTGGCATACTGTTTTAATACTCGCTCTAAAGTTCCTTTTTGATTGGCTCTTAATAAACGGTCCACTAATTCAGTACTCATACAAAAGTAAGAGCTATAACCTTTCTCTAGGGCTTCTAAAGTGATAGAAATAGCTAAATGTGTCTTACCTACGCCACTATTGCCAATGAAGAGAAGATTCTCATGCTTATCTAAAAAACGTAAGGTATGTAAATCTAAAATCTCTGCTTTATTAATTTTCGGTTGAAACTGAAAATCAAAGTCCATCACACGCTTTTCATAAGGCAGATGGGCTTTTTTTAATCGTCTTTCCTGAAGGAGCGCTTCTCGTTCACGAAGTTCTTCACTCAAGAGTTCATGAAGGCCCTCTACTAAGGAAATATCCGCATGCTCATCTAAGAACTCTGGTAAGAGCTGACGCACACGATCGAGTTTTAAATGGTCCAATTGGTTGAGTAATTGATGATAAGTTGTCATAAGCGCTCCCTTCACAATAAATCGTAGGCTTGAAGATTCTCATCCACATAAGCCTCTAGTTCGTCTTCTTCAAGATGTTTGAAGACATCTGATTTAAGAATTTCAACGTAATCTTCACGGCGATAATTAAAGGGACGGTCGCTTAAAGGATGACGAGCAATCAAGCGTTGGTCACAATAGACTTTAAGGTCCTCTTGTTCTTTTTCACAGGTTACGGTCTGTCCAATATATTTAACCGGCACTGAATATTTACGCCCTTCAAAGATCACAAGTGCCTCTTTAGAGACTTTTCGAGTCAAAGGAACACTCAATTGACTATAAACTTTGAGAAGCTCTAAATCAAAAGCCTTGAGATTCAACGCCTCTTGGTCAAGACGTTCAGAAGGTGAGGTTCCAATCGCTTGAGAGATTTCTTTATGATTCAAATCTTCCATCAATTGTTGGACCAGTGCTTGTAATTCTTCAAGGTCTTCAAACTCATTGTTAAAGACAAGCAGGCGGTCAACAGTTCTCGCAAGCGCTTCTACTTTACCTTTGGTTTGAGGTCTGAATGGCCGACAAGCAATGGGTTTAAATCCAGCATCTTTTGCATACTGCCTGAATCGTTCATTGAAAACAACATTTGAGAATTGACTTTTAGAATGGTCCACCACTGTTTTCATATTGTCAAACCAAATTTCTTCAGGGACACCTCCGAATTTCTCAAAAGCGTGATTGAGACACTCAAAGAGTGTGGGTTGGAGACGGTCGACGGTCAATTGAAGATACTTCATCCGAGAGTAGCCAAGAATATACAGAAAGATATTAATCGTAAACACTTCACCATTGCGTGAGATCAGTTTTAAATTTTCTTTCCAGTCGACTTGAGCAGAAAGTCCAGGCGTTGTTTCAATTCGAATCGTTGCTTTATGTTTGCAGGATTCTCGAATCAATCTGGCATAGCGTTTGACGGTCGTATATGAGCCTTGATAGCCTTTTAGTTGGATGAAGTAGTAAATTGAGCGCACAGAGCAGCCAAGCTTGAGTTTATCTTCAATGATTGATTTATAGTTCTCAATAAGTGACGGTGGGACCCTTCGTTTTGAAGCTTCTTCAAGGGTCTTTTCTTTTCCGAGGTCATAATAACGTTTGACCGTCCGATAGTCACAATTATAGCGTCTGGCAATATCAGCGAAATTAGGTTTAATTCCAGTCATAAGATGTTCGGTTATACTTTCTAGGATGTCTTTTCTCATAAGGAAAAGCCTATCACAATTTTAAAGTTAACCTACATTTTCAATGGCCCGTTTCCTACATTTTAGCATGGCCCTTTACACGCACTTCCTCAATTAATGCAAATGTTCACGACGTTACTACCTCAAATCATTCAGGTAATAATGACAACTTTACCTCTTTTAGTTCAAGCAGCACTTCAAATAATTATGGCGTTGGTTGAGGGTATTACAACTGCTTTACCAATGCTGATTGATTCATTTACAGCATTAATGCCACAGCTCGTTACTATTATCATTGTTAATTTACCTACTATTATTCAAGCGGCTATTAAAATAATTCTTGCGATTGTTGATGGTATTGTTCAAGCATTGCCAACGTTAATTCCAGCAATTGTTCAGGTTATATTGATGATTGTTAAAACGATTATTAATAATTTACCATCAATTATTATTGCTGCTATTCAAATCCTCATCGCTTTGGCTAATGGTATACTTCAAGCAATTCCAAAAGTATTAGGTGCGATTGGAAAAGTGATAGCTGCTTTGATAGGAGCTATCGCTTCATCTGTGGGTGACTTCCTTAGCAAAGGTGGACAAATCATTGGAAGCTTTGTAAATGGTATTATTAGCGGCAAAAATCCAGTCGATGTTTTTAAGAATTTTATAAAAGATATCGCTGGGCTATTTGGACTAGATACACTTTATGAACAAGGCTCTGCAATCATTAGCGGTTTTTTTAATGGTTTAAAAGACAAATTTGAAGATGTTAAGAGCTGGGTAGGGGGCATTGGAGATTGGATTGCGAAACATAAAGGGCCACTTCCATACGATAGAAGATTGTTGATTCCTCATGGTGGAGCAATCATGGCAGGTTTGGACGAAGGACTTCAAGACAAGTTCAAAACAGTTCAAGCTAATGTCTCATCTATGGCCAATAAACTTGCTAATTCATTTACAGGGGAATTACCTTCTCTTGATAAAGCGTTGAATGCTATTGTCACAGGTTCTAGCACATTTAGCCAATCACAGCAAGCTAATTCAAATAGTTCTAGTCTTGCTTCGAAAGTAGATAGAATGGCAGATAAAATTGATGAAATGAACAAACGAAAAATCATCTTAAACGTCAACGGTAAACCTTTTGCCGAAGCTACTTATGATGATTTTAAAAAGGTTTCCGATAAAAAGACCACTATCGCAAATTTATTAGATTTTTAAGAAAGGAGAGTGGATGTTTAAAGTCAAATATGGCGAAGATTATTTAACGGACTATATTCGATTTATTAAAGTAAATCGGGGAGCAGGAACCGAAAACGATCTGTCAGTTGAAGATAACTCAGGAATTGGCTCTAAGGTAATAAAAACTAGAAGAAAAGCTAAAGAAATCTCAATGACTTTTCATGTTATTGATGGTCTTGATGTTAATGTTGTGCGAGAAAAACTAGGAAAAATTATTTCTACAACTGAGACAAAGCAGTTAATATTTAGTGATAATCCTAACTTTTACTATGAAGCTATTCTAACTGGAACTATCGAATACACCGATGACGGTTTTAATGCTGATGGGGGCTTTACATTACTTGTTCCAAGCGGTTACGCAGAATCAGTCGATACAAAAACGTTAAATAATGATAACTCAGGGCAGGAAAATGGAACCATCATAAACAATGCTGATAACTCAGTTTCGGTATTAATCAATAATAATGGGACATTGCCAATCTTTCCAACAATTAAAATCACACCCACCGCTGAATCAGGTTTCTTTGGAATAGCTGGACAGAATGTTCTTGAAATTGGGAATCCAGATGAAGCGGACGAAAAACGAAAAACGAAACAAACAACGATTGCGGATTTCAAAACTCAGTCAGATTTTGACGCGAATTTCGTAGATGCAACGGATTGGACTGCCTCATGGGAAACAAATATCTCACCTATTCCTAACAATAGTAAGCTGAAATGGAAAACGGACGGAATAAGGATGTCTACTTTTAGCCAAGCCGCAACTTGGAACGCTGGGATTCAACGGTATGATGTTCCTAAAGATAGCACACATCAATATCCAGTCAATTGGCATGCACAGTTCAATACATTCTTTATTCAAAGCAATGCAAGACAAGCTGGCCGCTTTCAACTTTATTTTTGTGATGAAAAAAAGCAACCGTTGGCCATGTTTGAAATTTTCAAAGGGGGAGCAGGTCAAAATGCAGAGCTTATCTTCTGGCTTATCGGTGGCGATAATAAGATGCATAAATTCGGAGGGGATAAACCATTTAATGCCTCGACAGGAAAAGCACCGGGAGGCATTACTTCGCTTTTTGATGCCGCTCATGGTGGCCAGGCAATTGTTAAACAAGGCAATAAGATTTCTTTCTATTGGAAAGGCGTGGCTTACTCTTACTTAATGGGTAATGCTGGCGCTCAAACTAAACTCGCTTATGTCTATGTTGTAGAAGCAAGTCGTCAGAATTATCCCGTTATTAATAACATGAGCTTAAAGTCGTTTAAATTAACGAATCTCAATGATGGATATATGGTCAATGTGGTCAATAAGTACCAACCTAATGACGAAATTATCGTTAATATGGATGCTAAAAAAATAATTGTCAACGGACAGGGAGCCAACTCTGACTACATCACAGGTTCAGATTTCTTTTCAATACCTGCAGGTCAAAGTCAAAAAATAGATATTGTCTATTCAAGTTTCACCACAAGCCCGCCTAAAGTTGAAATCAAGTGGAAGGAGCGAATCTTATAATGTTAATTTCAATTCATGACCGAACACTTGAACGTGTCGGATTTCTCAGTAATGATGATTCAGAAAGCCCTGACTTTAAAGATGACAACTTCCATCGCTATTTAGCACAAGGGACATCCACTTTTGATTTTACAGTTAATAAAATCAAGAATGGAGTAGTTCAGGATTACGTTCAACTGTTGAATGAACATGCTTATTTCAGCTTTCAGTACGAGGGTGAAGATTTTCTGTTTGATTCTGTCATCGTTGAAGAAGATGATGACAAAATTACGTTCAACTGTCTGACCCTTAATCTTGAAATGAGAAATGAGCAAGTCAAGGAGCTTAAGAATACAGCCACTCACAATATTCAATGGTACTTTGACCAAATGGGGCTGATTAATTTTTCGAAAATCACACTTGGAATTAATGAAGTTTCAAGCTATACCAGAGTCATTAATTACGATGGTGAAGATACAAAGCTCGCACGCTTAATTTCAGTCATTCAAAACTTTGATGCCGAATTTGAATTTGTCACAAAATTAAAAAGAGATGGAACGCTTGATAATATCACATTGAACATTTATAAGAAAAATGACAATGGCGATATCCAAGGGGTAGGACAAAATAGGAATGATGTCCTTTTGTCCTTTGGCGATAATATTTCGGGCGTTTCCCGCAAAGTTGAGAAAGCTCAAATTTTTAACTCTATTTATGTCACTGGGAAAGATGGCTTAAGCTGGAAAGATTCTGCTTGGTCGGTTACTAACTCCGAAGGGAAAGAAGAGTTCTATAAACGAGCAGGGGAGAGTTATGCTAAAGCTCCGCTATCTGCTCAGATGTTCCCCTCACAGCTTCAATCGTCAAGTGGCGATATATTTACCAACAAGAACGAAACTACCGAATACACCACAGTCAATGCAATGTGGGGCTACGCTTTAAGTCAGTTGAAACAATATGCTTATCCCTTAATTTCTTATGAAGTGACAGCAACCAGTAACTTGACGGTTTCAAGCACTGGTGATGGCACACCGCTTCATATTGGCGATACGGTCAGAATTCAAGATAAGAATTTCATTGATTCAGATGGAAATGTTGGCTTATTCTTGTCAGCACGAGTGAGTGAATTAGAAATCAGCTTTACCAACCCAACCAATAATAAGATTACTTTTTCTAATTACATCAAGCTTAAAAGTGAAGTATCTGATGATTTAACTGCTAGAATGCAAGAAATTATCAATGCTAATACTCCTTACCGTCCTGACATCACTTCTACCAATGGCTTACAATTTAAAAATGGAACAGGAACGACTACATTAGGCGCTCACATCTATTTTGGGTCAGATGACAAAGAAACGATTGCGGATAGTTACGAATGGTCGAAAGATGGAACAGTAGTTGCGAATGCTCAGACTATTACAGTTGATGCCAGCGGAGTTGCGGATAAGGCAGTTTATAGTTTTAAAGCGACGGTTGCGGGTAAAGTAGTCGCAAGTCAGTCGGTGACTATCACTAATGTTAATGATGGAACAAATGGACGTTCTGTTACAAACGTTTCTCAAAAGTGGCGTTTGACAACGACTACTGCAACACCAACGCAAGCTTGGTCAGACGCAGGTTGGCTCACTACTCAACCAACAACGACAGCTACTAATAAATATCTATGGTCGATTACTCGAACAACTTTCAATTTAGCACCTTTAACGCAAGATGTTATTGAACAAAAAGCAGTTTATGGTGATAAAGGCGATAAGGGCGACACTGGTAATGATGGAGTAGCAGGTAAGAATGGCGTTGGGATTAATTCTACAACTATTACATATACTACATCTTCAAGCGGTACAGTTACCCCAACGGCTGGCTGGACTCCACAAGTCCCTACTCTAGTCAAAGGTCAGTATCTCTGGACGAAAACAGTATGGACATACACGGACAATACCAGTGAAACAGGTTATTCAGTATCTTATATTGCTCAAGATGGAAATAACGGACATGATGGTTTTCCGGGTAAAGATGGCGTTGGCATCAAAACTACGACTATTACTTATGCACAAGGAACATCAGGGACAGAATCGCCAACGAATGGCTGGAGTAGTCAAGTGCCTAACGTACCAGCGGGGCAATACCTATGGACTAAGACTGTTTGGGATTATACGGATAAGACCAGTGAAACAGGGTATTCAGTAGCTAAAATGGGTAATAATGGAACACCTGGTCCGCAAGGTCCGCAAGGTCCTCCTGGAAGTAATGGTGATCCTGGTAAAACTGTTTCCAATACTGAGCCGACCACTCGATTTAAAGGCTTGACTTGGAAATATTCAGGTACGACTGACCTTACAGCGAGTGATGGAACAGTGATTAAGCCAAATACAGAATATTACTACAACGGCACTCACTGGATGATTAACTTTGTTGAAGCAAACCAAATAAAAGTCAATGACTTGTCAGCTATTTCTGGAACTTACACAAACGGGAGTATCAAGAATGTTACAATCGATGGCTCTGTAACCTCAACGATTTTAATTGAGAAAAAGCATATCCTATTTACTTTTTCAGATTCTTCACAAAATACAACCAATACTTTAGAGCTAGATAGCCAACAAGGTTATGCTAATACTTTTGTCGATAGTAACAGCGGCCGCACAAGAACTGTTCAAGCTAACTTTCAAGGCTTTTTCACTTCCGATACTGATGGGCCTAGCGCTCAACTCACCCCTTACGGAGTTTATGTAACGAATGGGCTTCAAACAACCACAGTATCACTCGGTTCTGGAATTAATGCGACCTTAGCTAAAATTGGTCAGATGTGTCAAATCTCTATCAATTCTAATAGTTCCAATGTTCCAGCTGGTAATGGGGTAGCATTGTCAGGCAATATTCCAGCCGGTTGGCGCCCAGCAATTATGACGCCCTTTGAAGTTATGATGTACCACGGAACATCTTTTCAACGTCCTTTACACATCACAATTGGAACGGACGGGAAAATATCCATCGTTAATGCATCGGCTTCAAGTTATTGGTGCTTTGGCGGAACAACTTATATGCTTGCATAGAAAGGTAATAAATGATTAAACAAAATTCAAAAACACAGAACAAAACAATTTACGCTGATTCAGTAGCAGTTGCTACATTTGATTCGACAATGCAGCCTGACGGACAAGCACAGTTATCACTAAGCATCATTGACCCTGAGAAGTTCCATGCTTCAGAAGAGGCTCAGAATGATTTTCAAGGTTGTGTTGATTCGGTAACGGCTGAGTCAAAACAAGTGATGACTGACAGAAGTAAATTTTAGAAAGCAGGGGTTATGGAGGAGCAAGCATGGCGAGAAGTGCTCGAACGATTAGCTCGAATTGAAACAAAGTTGGATAACTATGAAACAGTCCGGGATAAAGCAGAACGAGCACTTTTAATAGCCCAATCAAACGCAAAACTTATAGAAAAAATGGAAGCCAATAATAAGTGGGCTTGGGGCTTTATGCTTACTCTTGCCGTAACTATTATTGGATATATAATTACTAAAATACTTTAAAAGGAGTCCCAATGAGTTTAGATAATTTCAAAAAGCAAACTATTACATGGGATATGATTAATCAGGCATTTGAACAGCCTATTCAAATTATGGAGGGAGATGTCAATGCAAGAACGCTACTTCTTAAGATAACTGATAATGGTTCTGTACTTGACTTAACAGGTTATTCAGTAAAATTAACCTATCAATATATGTATAAATCTCAATCAGGTTTTATTATGTTGACTCCTAATGATATATCCAAGGGAGAATTCACGCTTATAATTCCTACTGAGATGACAGTATCAGGATTAATAAAATCAAATTTAATACTTCTAAACGAAAGTTTAGAACAAGTTATTGTCAGTAAGAATTTAACATTTATATCAGATGATTCTACAGTTACAGATTTAGCTCGAGAAGTGAATAATAAGATTGATGATTTTACAAAATTATTATTTGAAAACATGCCACAAGTGTTGCGTAGTGAGTTAGATGATTTAAATGCTCAAACTGAATCAAATAAGAGTAATATTGAGCTTAAAGCAAATTTAGCTGATATGACTAGCTTACAAAGCGCAATGACAGACCTAAAAAATGAAGTAGAAGCATTTGGTATTAGTCCTGAAAATTTAGTTACTATAAAATCGCTATTAGAAGCAATTGCAAGAAATGCAAGTGAATCGGAAGTTGTTGAGCTAATAAATTCAGTAAAGGTTTTAACAAGTAACATTTCTCTGATGAGTAACGGAGATTACTCTCCTAAGGCTAATCAAACGGATTTAGAAAATTTACAGCATACTGTTAATAATCAATCAGCGACTGTTTCAACAAAAGCCAATCAAACGGATTTGGATAACTTACAAGCAAAGGTGAATCAAGCTGAAACTGATGCCAAAACTGCAATAACAAAGGCTACCGAAGCACAAGCGAATAGTTTACCACTTAATGGCAATGCGGTCAGTGCAAGCAAATTGGAAACAGCTAGAAAACTTGGGGTAAATCTTCAAACTTCGGCGTTTCAAAATTTTGATGGGACTGCTGATGTAACTAATATTGGGATTGTAGGGGCACTTCCTATTGCAAATGGAGGTACTGGTAATCCAAGCGCTTATGCTTATGGATTAAATTGTAATATTAATACAACTGATTTTAGTTCTGGAATGAAGATTTATACTAGAGCTGTCAACACAAATCAAGCTAATATGTTTATATTGCAATCTGTATGGGCTAAAAATGCACCGTCAGTTGGTGTATATGTAGTAATTTGTAGCGTTACAAAGTATAATGCTAATGGAAATATGAGTATGACTGCTCTAGCAAATGGAACAATTTATACTGCGACAGTTCCTTATACTTATACTGAGCCAACTACAACTACTCAAGCCATTTATACTACTACGGCTACACCAAATTGGGTTAAAGTTTTGGATACAAATAGAAAAGGCATTGACTATGCTCAAGCACACCCGGTTGGTTCAGTAGTCACAAATAACTCAAATTTGTCATCAGGGTATTCTACAGGCAAATGGGAAAATATCGGTTCAGCAGTAGTTGGTTCAATAACAATATATTATTGGCAACGCACTGCATAAAAATATAAAAAAAGGAGAAAGAACATGAAAACAATTGATAAAGGTACACTTACACGTACAGTTTTGCTTTGGTTAGCTATCATTAACCAAATTCTAACAGCATTGGGTATTAATCCATTGCCACTTGACGATAATACTGTTAGCACTGTAATTACAACAGTTTTTGCACTTTGGGCTTGGTGGAAGAATAATGACTTCACTCATGCAGCTAAAAAAGGAACTGAACTTACTAAAAGTTTGAAAAATGGAGATAGTGTTCAAGTAGTTAAGGCATCTGACGCTGACCATGAATTCACAGAAGGAGGCGAATAATGTCAAGTATTGAAAATATGATTGCTTGGATGCAAGCTCGAAAAGGTAAAGTTACTTATTCAATGACTTCGAGAATGGGGTCAAAAAGTTATGATTGTAGTTCATCAGTTTTCTTTGCAATGATTGCTGGAGGTTTTCTGTCAGCAGGTTCAATGGGTAATACTGAAACCTTGTTTGGAATGTCAGGAACAAAACTGAAAGAAATCAGTCGAGGAGAAGTCCAGCGTGGCGATATCTTCATTTCAGGTACTCCAGGAGGTTCGGCTGGTTCGGATGGACATACGGGTATCTTTTTGAGCAATGGCTCATTCATTCACTGTTCTTACACTCACAATGGAATTGCGGTTGATACGAATGATGCATATATGAGTACTCGCTTACCACATCACTTTTATCGAATTGTTGGTTCAGGTTCTGGAAATACTGACAATAAACCTCAAATGGTTACATTAAATGTTGATGGCCAGTTTGGTAATGCGACTGCTAAACGATTACAAGAATACTTTGATACGGCTGGTAAAGACGGAGTAATCAGTCACCAGTATAAACAAACCTTTAATCAAAATATTTATGCTGCTCAGTTTGATTCATCGCTGACAGGTTCAAACGTGGTTAAAGCATTGCAAAGATTCTTAGGAATCGGACAAGATGGCTTGTTTGGCCAAGGTACAATTAAAGCACTACAAAAACATCTTGGAACAACACAAGACGGAACTATTAGCCCAGTTTCGGATTCTGTGAGAGAACTACAACGAAGATTAAATGCGAATAAATTGTAAGGATAAATTATGGTAGAATTTTTCCAAAGAGTTGTTGAATTGCCTGAAATGAAACTATTTTTAGATTACTGGTGGATTTGGCTGATTATAATTGTTAGTCTGATTATCTTGTCTGAATTAAATAGTAGAAAATAATTACCCCTGACTTCGGTCAGGGATTTTTTTATTTCTTATGATAAAATTTAAGTAATTAAGGAGAAATAATGATTTTTTATATTGCGTTCAAATTGGTATTCGTATTACACTTTATTTGTGAAAATATTAATTGGAGTATATTTTGGTCAGCATTTAGTGCAATTGGCACAGTATCTGCCGTTATAGTAGCATATTGGCAAATAAAAAAACAAATAGAGTTAAGCAATAAACAACATTTATTTGATCAGAGATTAGATTGTTACATTGAAGGTGTAAAAACAATAAATATTTTTAAAGAAAAATCGGATATTTTAGAAAGAATTAAAAATTATGATTTATCGACTCCCTATCGACTTCCTTGGCCCATTTTTTTAATGTTAAATGATGATCAAATTTTATTCAAAGTTGCTACTGATATTGAAATGAAAATTGATCCAGTTTTCGAGGAAAGAGTTTATAAAAGAATATCAGATATTAAACAAAAATCTGTAAAACTTAAATTATTATTTAATGATGGAGAAGCAGATGATCTATCTATAACAATGATTTGTTTTACAGATTTGTTATCTGCATTAATTGAGTACAGCAAAATAATAGAAATTATAAGACAGCCAATGAATGAATTGACAAATGAAACTAAAGACCTTAAAACATATGCTGAACAAATTTCTGAATTTCAAGAGATTTTTAATGAAAGAGAAGTATTTGAAAAACTGAAATTATCTATCCAGCAATTAACCGAATCGGTAAAATTAACAGATGAACAATATTTGAAAGACTTGGAAAATAAAATAAGGTTATCCTAATAAAATTATTTATTATAAAAGTAGATCGATTTATTTTAGATATGCTATAATGAAAGTCTTAAACGTGGGTGTCAGCAATCTGCTGGCATTTTTTAACAATAATCACAATATATAATAGTAGAAACTCCTTAAAAGGAGTTTTTTAGTTACCTTAATTGAGATGTTAATTGTACTAGCTATTATTAGTATTTTGATATTACTATTTGTTCCAAATTTAATTAAAGAAAAATCACAAGTTCAAAAAACTGGAGAAGCGGCAGTTGTCAAAGTAGTAGAAAGTCAAGCTCAACTTTATGAATTAGATCATGATGATGAGAAGCCGAGTCTGTCAGAATTGCTCAGTGCAGGGATGATTACTCAAAAACAAATTTCTGCTTACGATAATTACTATGATCAGAATAAAAATGAAGAACGAAATTTTAATGACTAA